CTACACCGTTGTTACTTACAACATCCCACAAAATCGTTTACCTCCATTTTAGCTTGGATGATGTTAGCTAGTTCACAACAATTTTTATAGTTTGACTTCTCCCCCCTCTGTGACACTTCATCCAGCTACTCACATCCTACTAGTATTTTGAAATACGGCAAACCATAAATAAAGTCCATAAAGTTGACACTCCATTCTGGTAATTTGTGATTACCTCTTTGATTAGCTATTGTTTTCAGTTGTAAATAGTTTGTAGTAATTCCCGCTGACAACATAAATCCAGACGGTAGGTTGCTTATTATTTTTTGGAAATATTGTTGATCGTGTGTAGCTGTAAATAGTGCTATGTACTCATTGACTATTTTGATTATTCTTTCATCTGTATCTTTAGTGCAATTCTTTTGAATATCCATGGAAACTATTCTGTGCATAGTACTTTGACTACTGATAATATCGAAAAAATGATATCTCTTGATCTGTTGCCAAAAATATTGTGGTGCTTTGAATACTGCACTGACTGTAATTCCTTTGAGGAAACAATCGTGACCTCCCCCACCTTTTGCTTGTCCTAACTTCATTGCTCTTTTGAAATCTATAGTATTTAGATTGCGATTTTTTAAGGCGTTGAGAGTACTCTCTACTTCTAATCCCACTGAGGCAGCGGGAATTGATGCTCGCATTGGGAATCCTGCAAATACTAAAGATTCAGCTAAATGGTTAAGTATTAAATCGTGATCGCAATAAAGAACTCTAAAACGATCGTCCTGTGATGAAATGTTTCCGACATACTGAGACATATTTATCATTACCGCCTATTTGTAATTGATCACCTATTTTGACAACTTTTCCTGTATCGTCTAATCGTGCATTGTGTGTAGCCTTTCGGCCACACCAACAACTGCTCTTTAATTCTTCGATCTTATCGGCGTGACGTAAAAGATGTAGACTTCCCTCAAATAGTTCGCCCTTAAAATCCGTCCTTAATCCATAGCAAATTACCGTTACATCATAATCATCAACTAAACTAATTAGTAACTTTACATCTTCCAATTTCAAAAACTGAGCTTCATCTACTATTACAATTTCATATCCTTGTGCTTTTTTAACACTTAATTTATCAAATAATAAACACTTAGATTCTAATCCACATCTAGATTTGATAATATCTGATCCATCTCTGTCGTCTATGGCTGGCTTAACTAATAACGATGATCTATTTCGCTCTTTAAAGTTGTAATGGAGCATCAATGCGTGTGCTGTCTTGCTTGATCCCATTACCCCATACCTAAAATGCAATTTAGACATAGTAAATCTCCTTAAGTTAATGGTATATAAGGCACAACATTAATATTGCTTGCATTCCCACTGAGCTCGTTTGTTGAGAATTGTGGAGCTAGAGCATATCCTGTAGCATCATTGCGAGTAAAAATAGTTGCTTTACCATAATTATTAGTCTCATCGTCATAAGCACTAATTATCTTATCTGTAGTTACTTGTGCGGTTGCAATGCTTGTAGCATAAAATTTAGTTAAAATTAGAGGTGCTCCTATGTTGAGCTGTCGTCCATCGTAAGTGATTATACGTGCATTATTGGTTGCTGAGTTATTGGTATACAAAACCATTGCCTTATTGGTATCAATTTTACTGAGAGACATTAGATATACATCCCCAGCCTCGAATAGGTACTCTCGTGAAATGTTGGAGTAAGTTAACGCGGTGTAAGGAGCTACTATGCTGATGAGTTTTGCTTTGCCATATGCTTTGTAATCTACAACATTAGCATAGTTATAGCACACGAGTATTTTGCCAGTATCTATCAGGGTGGCAGAACTCTGAGAAGAATAATTAGTTGAGAATATGGACGCAGTTGTCGACGATATTGTCGTTGTACTCACGCTTAAAATACAAGTGTGGTTGTATCCATCAGCAACACAACTATTAATAACTACTGCCTTATCAGTAGCTACTTGCACTACTACATTATTATCAGATCGTCTAGAATCGTATACATAAGGTGTATTGCCTGCCACATCTGTACCTGACACTGTTAATACATTTGCTGTACCATAATAGCTATTACCATCATCCCTATAACACACTATCGCTTTGTCAGTGTCCAATTGACAGACAGAAATATGAGTAGTTGTAGCACTCTCGAAAACCGCTGGTGTGCCTGCTGTTAACTCATCCGTACCGTTATAACTTAAAACACAGGCTGTGCCATAAGCACTGTTGCCAACATCCGTATAGCATACTAACGCCTTGTTTGTGTCTACCTTGCATACTGATATATAACTAGTGTTAGCACTCTCGAATACTACTGTATCTACTAGTGTTATATCATCATCGTCAACCGTAACTACTCCTGCTGTACCATAGTTGCTATTTCCAGCATCTTTATAAGCTATAACAAAAGTGTTTGCATTAATTTCTGCTATAGAAATATAAGAGGTGTTGGCACTCTCGTACTCTGTTTCCACCCCTTTGCTTAGTTGATGATATATTTTGTTTGTAATCTCTCTTACCAATTGTGCTTGATCAATAGTATCCGAAGTCTCTACAATCCTAATATCCTTAGAGTACACACCCCCCGAAGTCACTACATTACTACTACTTGCCACTGGCACTGTCTCTACTTCTATACTTCCTTGCGTAGCTGTACTGTCACTAGTCTGAGTACGTGTGTAAGCGTACGTTTTAGCATTTGTACCTGTTACTATTTTGTCTACTTTATTCAACGCTCTGAATGTAGTATATCCGCATACCGTATCATCCGAACGTTCGTCTGTGATATTAGCATTTGTAATTGTTGTGTACCCATTTGCTAATGTTACTTTTGCTAAAGATAATTCCCAATACGTTGTATTTTGTGTCAAACTTGGGGCGACTGGCGACCCTGACGGTGTACCCTGCAAAACTGCAAACTCTATTTTTCTGTCGTCATAATTCAGTCTTGCCACGACTCGGTCAATTCTTGTACTACCTGATGTATTGGTTGTAAAAGTGAGAGTTGAAATGGAATCCGCATATATTAAAGCACCTTTAATACATACTGCACCAGTAGCTATTTGCACACTCCTTGCTGGTACTGTGGATTCAGCAACTGCTAACTCATTCAGAACATCATCAACCACACCACTGTCCCCTAAAGCATCAAAATATGTACGCCAATCATCTGATCCATACTGTCGGTCGCCTGCAACAGACGTGAATGGAAATCCATAATCGTTGATATTTGCCATTTATACCTCACACCGTTTCTACAACACTTAGTCGTGAAACGAATTTTTTTAATTTATCGCTTAATCCTTGTGTTGTGCTACCAAATTCTGGTATCACTTGAATTTTATTACGTTCGTGAATTTCTGTAATCTTGATGATTTGTTTATCGTAATATGTATTTTTATCTATAACGATTGTGACAATATCACCCAAATCATAATCTGTCCCGTACGTGTATTGTCTTTCGATAACTTCAAATTCAAAATTATCAATCACTTGATTGTCGGACAAATTTTGTAAAGCTCTTTCTTGTAACTCTCCTGTGTCTGATATATCTCGTGCATCAACAAATAATTCTTTCCGTCTGTCTCCTGTTGCCGCCACCTCTACAATTGTTCTTGCTATTCCTTCACCTTGACCACCTGCATAAACATACGTTTTTTCGCTTAAATTATCCACAACACGGGTATATGTAGATATGTTTCCATATTCAGATCCAAAAAGTATTTTAGATTCTGGTGTCAAACTACCATAACTCTTATCCACTGCTTCATAAACATTAAAAACAAAAGTGGAATTTAGCACGTCAAGTATTAGTTTCCAACTTAAACTTTCTGGTAATAAAACTCGCTTAATTTCTTCGGCTAAATTCTTGTATCTGCTTCCTTCTGTAATTGTTGTGCCATATCCGTTATAAGTCCCTAATGCAATTTCATACTGCACTCTATTTGCATCTTCTGGATTGATGGTATTATTGTCTACCCATCCACGTACAATCTGCTCCCTTGTCCCTGTTATAGTATCTCTTTCATCCCCTGTCGGTGGTATTGTAATATAATCTCGTAATAAGGATTCAATTGCTAAACAGTCAATTTTGCGTACTATTATTCCATTTTCAAAAACTTCTTCAATACGTTCAACTATGTAGACACGGTCGAAATCTTTTCCCAACCACACAATAGTATTCAATGTAATCAATGATGCGTTTGTAACTTCTGAATTAATTTCAATATGCATAGTGCCCATTTCATTCCAAACTCTTGTTAAAACTATAGAATTGTAACCGTTTAGAATTGCTAATAGGTTGAAATCCAAATTCATTACATTTAAAGACTTCATTACTACACCCCTACATATCTGTTTTTGTATTGAATAATAGCACCCACAATTTCAGAATTTTGACTCTCTATTAAAATTTGATTGTTACCTAGTGCCAACAAAAAAAATTCTGTTTCTGTGATATCTATATAATTAAAAGCAGACACAAAAACCTTTGTTGATATCGTCTCTTTTAAAACATTTGTGTTCTCTGTGTCGGTTGTAATAATAAGTCTTTCGTCGTTTGTTAATCCTAATTGAATAACTATCTTTTCCCCTGTGGTCATATTGGTGATTCTTAATGGCCCTTCAAATTCCCCATCCACCTGTACTCGTATAGGTGCTGCAACGTCTCCTGTGTTTTGTACAATAACACCCTGAATATCTAAAACGTCAAATTCAAAAGTATCTGTAATGTTGACTGCAAAACTAAACAATAATTGTCCAGATCCAACCGTTGCTGAGGTGTAATCAACGTCGGTATAAAGCGGATTGAATGCTTCAAATATTACCAACGATTTTTGAAAAGAACTACCACGTTCCGATCCGCCTGGTAAGGTTGGTAATACTTTCGGTTTGACTGAGTCTAAAATATAGGTAATACCATCCCGAAAATATTGTAATTGCCCCATACCTAATTTTGGATTAAGAATTTGATTGAGTGACCTCATATCGGAAACAACCGTATTAGAAACAATTGCAAATTTCAACGATATTATTTTAGCATCAAAATATGGTGTGCCTATAGCTGTCTCTCCGTCTTGATACGGTGATGCTACTGTTTGAAACGATACACTGTTTGCACCCAAATCATCAACGGATAACCATAAATATTTACTGTTTTCGGAAAAGGTTGCTTCCTGTCCTATAGCATTTACATATTTTAAATATTCCATATTACCATCCCATCGCTAGCTGTTTATTTAGCACCATTATCTCTTTTACCGCTTCAGCTGCTGAACGGACGTTGATTGTGACGTTACTCTGCATGTTATTACTATAATTGTTATTTTGACCGTAACCATCCGTTACCGCCTTTCCCAATCCGCTTGATGCTTTAGCGACATTATCGTAAGTATCATCGATACCAATAATCAAACCTTTACCTGTATTTATTCCGACGTCCATCATGAGTTTGGATGGTGATGATATACCTAAAAACTTCTTTGCTCCATCGATTGCTCCCTTTACTGTATTTACAATTGCGTTCCATATAGCTGTTGCCATATTGACCACACCATTTATCAGACCTTGAATCATGTTTTTACCAATTTGGAATAAATCGATTGACTTTACCCAATCAATCGCACGACTTACTGCATTCACAATCGCATCTTTTATAGCGTCCCATTTTTCCTTAATCCACGACCACAACTTCCCACACCATTCTTTGATTGTGTCCCAATTCTTCCACAACAAAATACCAATCGCTATTGCTGCTGCTATAGCTCCAATAACCAACCAAACTGGGGCTGTAATTGCGGCAAATGCACCCCCGACGGTTGCTAAAAGCGGCGCCAACACACCTGCAATTGTAGCAATACCACCCAAAATACCTGCTACCGGCCCTATTGCTGCAACTAAACCCAAAATGATCAAAACTAATCCTTGTGTTGTCCCGTCTAGTTTGCTAAACCAATCTAACAAATTACTTACAAAAGTTAAAACGCCCTCAATTGCGGGTGCTAATTTCTCCCCCAATTCTATTTGTAGTGTGTTTATTTTAGCTTTCATTTGATCGATTTTTGATGGTGCGTTGTCTCCCATCGTTTTAGCCATATCTTTGGCGGCACCATCGGAATTTTGTAATGATGTTTGTAACCCGTTGAAATCCTCATCAGATGCATTAATAACCGCAAGCATTCCAGACATTGCCTCTTGACCGAACAAGGTGCTTGCGGCTTGTACTTTCTGATCCTCGGATAATCCACCAAAAGACGTTCTCAAATTGCCTAAAACCTGATTGAATGGTAACGCTTTACCCGATGAGTCTGTCATGTTAATCCCTAATTGTTGCATCACTCCCGCTGCCTCGGAACTCGGACTAATCAAACTACTTAAAGACGCACGTAACGACGTACCAGCTTGCTCACCCTTGATTCCTGCATTTGACATTAATCCTATTGCAAGCGCTGTATCTTGCACGCTATATCCCAATGCACCCGCTACGGGAGCAACATATTTCATCGCTGCACCCATACCTGTTACGTCTGTATTTGTCTTTGCTGCAGCTACTGCCAAAACGTCGGTGAATTGTGACGTCTGATCTGCGGTTAGTCCAAATGCTGCCATAGTACTTGTACAAAATTCTGATGCTGTCGCTAAATCCACATCTGCTGCTGTAGCTAACGTGGTGACTGCTTCCAAACCAGACATAATTTCACCAGTTGACCATCCCGCTGATCCCATGAAATACATAGCGTTAGCTGCTTCGGTTGCTGAATATTTTGTTGTTGACCCTATACTCATTGCTTTAGCTTCTAATTGTGTCAAACTTTCAGCCGTTCCACCTGTAACTGTTTTGACACCAGATAATGCTTTTTCAAAATTTCCATATGCTTCGAACGACGCTTGTCCAAACTGAGTAATAGGTTGTGTTAAAGATTGAGTCATTGCCATACCCGACGCTGACAACGCTGTTCCCATAGACAACATTTTCTTTTGGAATTCATCCGAACTTTTCTTGGGAGTTTCGAACGGATCTGGTGCTTTTGGTAACTTTGGTATTTCTCCCCCAAACTGATCCCATTTTTTCTTGAGTTCATCCACCCCTGCACCTAAATTGTCTAGCATATTTGCAAAAGTATCCTGTAACCTTGTCAAACCTGCGATCGCACTCTTCTCATCTATATCTATCGATATTTCTAATTCTGCTACTGCCAAAATTTCACCCCCTCGTGTCTTTACCACCAAATAATTTATTTAATCTCTCAACCGTTTTGAGCATTTCTTTTCCCGTTTTCTTTTTTCTTTCTTTAGCTATGAAATCCTCTATCTTGTAGACTTTGCGTTTCTTACTCGGTGCAAAATTTGCGATTGTAGCGCAAATCAATCCTGTTAAGTGTTGTTTGTTTTTAATATCAATCTTCAGTGCATCAATACGTGCTCTTTGCCAACAAAAAAATTCGGCGGGAATCATTTCCCAAAATACACTAGGTGTTGCCCCCAATTTGTACGCTTCGATTTCGCATTTCTTTGCGACTTCGAAAAACGACAAGGGGGCATCTATTCCCCCGCCGTTTCCACCTGTTTCATTTTGTCGTTTGTGACACTTGTTAGTAATAGTTCACTTGCCTTATTTACTAACTCGGAATAATCCCCACCCTGTTCAATGTATAGATTGAGTATTTCACCTGCTCTTTGTTTTGTAATACCTCTGTCTTGCCACTTCAACCCTGCCCAAATGAGCAATCTAATTATATTCAATCCTACCTTTTTCGGATCAAATAAGGTTTGTATTCCATACCCCGCCTCTTCTTCCAAATCGCAAACGGCGTTGAAATTATATCTGAGTGTGTATGTTTTGTCTTTCACATCGAAAGTAAAACTTCTCAAGGATTATCCCCTCCATATCAGTTAGGTACGGCTACAAAAGTAATAGTATCCAACACATTTGCGTTATTCACTTCTGCGCTTGCGGTTTGTGTTACATATCCATCTTTTGCTATCAAACAACCATACGTACCATTTGTTAAGTTTGTAAATGTTGCCACACCGTCTGCTAAAGTTTCCACAGTTTTATCGTTCAAGTACACTATTGCACCCTCAACTGCTGCTGCCAACTCGTCCTGAATTGTCAAAACTGCACTGTAAACGTTTGAACTGCTTGTTAAAGTCGGTTGCCCTGTTACTTTAATTGTTGCGGTAAACTCGATTTTATCGTCATGTGGTGCATCTGTTGAGATACCTTTCACGTACCCATTAAACGACCAGACCCCTCCCCCATTAGGAAATGCAATTGTCATCGCAACAGTTGTCCCGCTGTCAAATAATGTTTTTAAAGCAACCTGACTACTGTCACTTGCAAAATTACCCTCTAACGATACTTCTCCGCCATCCTTCAACCCTTGAACGTATTGACGATAACCGTTTGCCGAACTGTGTGTCGTTAAATCAACGTCGTCTGCTTCTAGTTCTAATCCTGCGATATCTAGCAACTCGGCAATAGGTGTTAAGACGTTACTTACTGTTGCCGAAAAGATTGTACCGTACCCAAAAATACCTGCCATTTTAAACCTCCCTATAATTCACACGATAATCACTTGCACACTTGTATACCTCTGTCTCGCCGTCGTATAGATCAACAGTTGTCTCAAGAAATATTCCTGTTATATCTTGATTTTTGTAAGCGTCCAATGTTACAAAAACTAAATCTTGCGTATCTTTCGCTTCTGCGTATGTTTTTCCCCACGTTGATATCTGCATCATTAATTGTTTGACGTTACTATTTCCATCATGGTTATACTGTTCGCTTGCGGATATTACGTTGTATGTTATAGATGGATAAATTTTTTGGTGCAAAATAGGGCTAGTGGGTGCTATATTTTCAATCAAATCAAATACTTTTTTTTCAATCATAATCCACTCAACCCCTTTAGTCCTGCTATCAAAATTTCTCTTATCTTTTTATCGTTAGCATACAAACTTGGTCGCAAATATCCTTGAGGCGCTTTTTTCGATCCGCCATATTCAATCTTTGCGGCATAAACAACGTTTGTTCCAACATATACCTTATCCCCTTCGATCCTGTGTGTGATGGACGCTTTCAAACGTCCAGTATCGACGGGCACTATTTTTGTTGCCCCACCTTCGACAATCAATGCTGCCTTTAATAACGCCTTTTCTTTCTCTTCTTGGATCATCTTAATGGCGTCGGGAATCCTATTCTTTTTTAATTTCATTTGATCACTTCCAAATCAATTTGGTAAAAACTGTTAAAAGTCATAGGATTGGAAACAAAAACAACATCGTATTCTGTATTTTCGTATTTTATCTTGTCGTTCTCTGTAATATCATCGTCGTGTGTATATACTCTGTGTGTGGATATTTGATGTTCTGCACCAGATACAAAACGTTCGTTTCCTCGTAACGGTCTTAATCTACCAGTGATATCACGGTCTTTTGTCCACGTTTCTATATCTGCACCATAATCGTCTTTACTTGTTGTTTTGGTGTAAACTTCTATTCCTTCTACAAAATAATTCTCGATTCCCTCTAACACCGTTTACCACCTCAAACATCTATATCGACCTAAAAAGCGTTCTGCAATTGCGGGCAAACTGTTCTCACTGGCTGTCCCGTAACTGACTGAATAATCTCCTAAACTTTCAGACGTTTTCCCGTCATTATTTATCCTTGTTGTTGCTTGATCTAAAAATAAATCAAGTTCGGGTGCATCTCTCACGTCATCGTTATTTGACCATCCTACCGCCCACTCGGTTAACTTCTGTCTTAAAAGATAATCAACCATTATGCACCGCCTGTCTCTTCATACCAAAACGCCGACATTGTGACGTTTGCTGCTGTATCACTACCAACCTTTTTTATATCGATAATGTAGTAACTATTAGGTTTCATCACAAACTCTTGATTCTCACCCATGGAGGTTTCACCAATAGATGTAAATTGATTCGTTGCGCTACCCTGAACAATTCCAACAAACCAATCCTCACCACTTTTCGCGTTGTTGTATGTTGCTGTCTTAGTCACAACAACTCCTGAGGCTAGACCGTACTCGTTCATATTGTGTGGCCCTGTCACATCTGCGGACGTTGATCCCGCTGAATTAATATCTATAGGATTGGTAACAGTGGATCTGCGTATTGCAAACCTTACTGTTCCTCCCGCTGCACTCATTTTTAGATTCTTAAAGTGTAAATATTTTAAGGCTGGTGTTTTTATTGCATATTGACTGTTACTTACTGTTGCCTGCTCTATAAACATTATGTATCCTAACTTTTCGTGTATATAAGCATGATCGGTATTAATTACTCTTTTTGCCAATGTTAGTCTTTCGTTCTCGAACTCTGCTAATTGCGTTGTTCTGGACTGACTCATCTACTATCACCTCCTCATCATATCGATAATATTGTTTTAATATCTCGATCTCTCTTGGATTTTCTGTTTCATATACCCCGTCCGAAAAGGCGCATAACGCCTTTCGTTCGGAATTATCCCAAAATATTTCAGCGGGAACGTTGGAATAAAATTTCATTTTATTGCACCCTCCTACGCTGCTGGAATTGCTGTGTAATAAATGTAAACGTAACCTGCTAAAGAGGCGGCGTTTGCTATTTTGATTGTTCCCGTTACAAATTTACCTGCATCAACTCGCTGTTTTGTTGTGCCATTAGTACCGGCGTCGCTTAAGTTGTCATAAACTGCTTGAGCGTTGGCGTCAATACCATCCAGCAAATTATCTGACTCTGTTACCGCTGTTGCCGCTGATCCAATATTTAAAACGGACGTCGCTGTCCCTCCCGCTGCTGTAATATCCACAAGTACTCTATGTACTATTGCATCTGTCGCCTCTTCGTTCTCCCATGCAAAAGCAACCGCATTGGCGTTACCCGCTGTTAACTCAACGACCGCAACGTGCATAAATTGTGGTGATATCTTCGGACTTGTCACATTACCATTCAAAATTTTCACTGTAGTTACTGAATCACTTGCTAGTTTTCCAGCTGTTACATTTGCATCTGTAATTTTAGCGGTCGTAACCGCACTCGCTGCTAATTTGTCGGTTGTAACATTCAAATCTGCAATCTTAGTTGTTGTCACATTAGCGTTTAGTATTTTTACGGTAGTAACCGCATCGGCTGCCAACTTATCGGCTGTTACATTGGCATTTAGTATTTTAGCTGTAGTCACCGCGTCACTCGCTAATTTATCCGCTGTCACGTTGGCGTCTGTAATTTTAGCGGTAGTAACCTGAGCATCTGCAATTTTGATTGTAGTCACTGAATCGGTTGCTAATTTGTCCGCTGTAACATTAGCGTTCAAAATCTTAGCTGTTGTAACCGCGTCACTTCCTAATTTTGCTGCTGTTACATTTGAGTTTAGTATTTTTGCGGTTGTAACCGCGTCACTTCCTAACTCGGTTGCTGTTACCGCTCCCGCTGCTAGTTTTCCTGTAGTTACATTCCCGTCTAATATTTTCACTGTAGTTACGGCGTCGCTTGCTAGTTTTCCTGTAGTTACATTCCCGTCTAATATTTTCACTGTAGTTACGGCGTCGCTTGCCAGTTTTCCCGCTGTGACATTAGCATCAAGAATTTTGACTGTAGTCACTGCATCACTATCTAGTTTTGCTGCGGTCACGTTACCATCAAGAATTTTTACGGTAGTCACCGCGTCGCTTGCTAATTTTGCGGCGGTAACTGCCCCATCTACAATCTTTGCCTCATTGACACTATTATTAGCTACTACGGCGGATGCTGACAAGGATTTGCTATTAATTCCATCATGGTCGTGTCCGTCGGTGGTATCTAATAAATCTGTGAATACTTTTCGCAACTCTGGTTCACGTAATGTATTAATTTCTATTGTTGCCATGTTATTTTCACCTCCTTTTTAATTAAGATGTTGCTAAACTAGTAATTGATCCGTGTGCAAAAGCTGGGCCATGATCTAATCCAAATTTACCGTATATTTGACCGTTATCGCTTGCACCTGTCTTAGATAAATCTTCGTAAAAGAAATTACCTTTGCCTGGTACGGGTTGGAATACTGGTGCTACAACAGACATATCCACAAGCAATAAACTTGATGTAGGCATAAATCTGTGTGCTGGGGCAATACCAATATTTCCGAAATCTGTTTCAATTTGCTTAATATTTACACCACCGACATTTATGGATTCTGGTGCATACCCGTAAATATCGCTAATTTTTTGTTTTTGGAATCCATTCACAAAAATAACTGGTAGCATGAACATTGCACCCGCTGTAAACATAGTCCTAAATAATTGTTGTAATAACTCTTTAGATAATGTTGCAGCTGCTGCGTTGATGGTTGTACCACCACTTAGTGAAGTTGTTGCAATTAGACCACGTGTTTTGTTGGCAACGTCGGATGCTGTAGAAATTTGATAAACACCGTTTAGAATAGTGTTTTCAATATTCCTTGCAATAATTTTGAGGTTGTAATCTATCTGCCACGCTAATTCATCGGATATGTTGTTAACCTGTCCCTGTGTATTAATCCCAATTAGTCTTCCAGCATTGGATAATTTTTCATAAGATAAAGAAACTGCTTGCTGGAATATCTGTGCAACGTTCTTTATTTGAGTTCTTACCGCTGCTGTTGCACTTGGGGCTGTTAATGATGTATCCTCTGTAATGGCAGGTTGTGTCACGGCTGGGAAATCGTATTCAGACGAACAAGGAAATTCAAAATTCTGTGTTTGCATTCCTCCGCCTGTTAATCCACCTAACATTGTCAATATAGGGGTATTAATAGCATCAGCTGTGTATAATTCACCTGCATAATTAGGTAAATTCCAATTAGTTCCTTGTCCTGTGATTTGTGCCATTTTCTAATCCTCCGTTTTAAATATATTCACCTTGCTTAAACGCTTCTTGCTTAATTTTTATAGCGTCTAAAGTTTTACCGTTCCGTAACGCTTCGTCGTATTTAGTCCTATATGTTGTAGTTGGTGCATTGACTCCTTTGGTTATATCTGTCCCGCTGATTTTTATTTCACCAAAAAGTGACTTTCTTTCACTCCTCATAGGTTCGATGAGTTTGTCAAAATTTGAAATCTTATCACCATCTAACTCTATTTCATCGTAATTAAATTTGTCTAACAATAAATCAATCGTGTCTGGATTAGCTCGGGCATCTCTCAAACCTTTTTCAACCGCTTGACGTTTTTTTAGAATCAAAACTCTATTATCTGTCTCGGTTTTAAAGTTTTCGAAATCTGTTTTTATTTGTTCCAGTTTTGTTTTCAATTCTTCTCGCTCACTCTCAACTTTCGGTAAATTGTTAACGGTTTCTTCAAACTTGCTATTTACCGTTTCTAATTCTGTTGTTTTATCTTTTAATTTTTCCGACTGTTCATTGAAAACATGTTTAGGAACAAAATGTTTTGCTAATTCCTTACAAATTGCATCTTTTTTGTCTGTTAATTCTGTATTATTGAGTATTTCATCCAACCATTCCATTTCAATACCTCTGCTATTATTAAGTTTTTATAGCGGTCTTTCCGCTCTAATAGTTACGTTTCTTTTTGGCGTAACCTTTAAAAACGCCGTTTCACTGTATTCTATCCTTATACCACCCCTCGTAATTTACAAACTTTTCAGTGGTGGTTTTAGGTTCGTAATCGTCTACTATTGATACTAAACTACAACGACAATTAATATCGTCTGCTGTCGATCCCATTTGTCCTGGCCCCATTCCTCGTGCTCCTGTACTTGACTGAAAAAGAGCGTTCAGCGGGATTGTTACACCGTTTAGTTGTTTGTGTGCTGCTCTCGTACGTTCGTCTCGGGCGGACGACCATTGCTTTTTTATATCGATCCCTTTTTTCTCTGCTTTACCCATACCATCTAGGCGTGCTTGCAATAATACTCTGTGGTTTTCAGTACGTACAATTCTTTCAGCGTTGGACGCTCCAACTTCCATATTTTTCGTGACTGCTTTGGCGATTGTATGGTAAGAATCACCCTTGATTAATCCTTGTGTTAATGTTTCTAATAATTGTTTTGTCATTTTGGCTTGGTTGTCCCTGTTGCGTTGCAAGAAACCAACACGATCTAGTGGATTTTGAATGGCTTTAGTTACTGCTACTGGATCTAATAAACCAAATCCTAACTTCACCCCTAAATCACTCTCTAATACGTATCCTGTGACATAATAAGACTCCATGTAGGTGTTCTTTGTTCCCGATATCATACTCACTGCATTCTTAGCTGTTAATTTACGTATTTCTTCAGTTATGGATTTTTCAAGCATTAAAAGACGATTGTATTTATTCATCTCTACCCAATCGCCACCGTATTGTTCAAATCCTGTTGCAATTGACGACTTAATTTCTTTTAATGCTATTTTGTAATTCTTAACTAACAATCGTACTTGTTTATTTGTTAGGCGTTCTTCTATGTTGTCTGCAAGACTATAATTGTTCGTCATTTACAACCTCGTTGTTGTTTTCTAAATCTGACGTATCACTCAAATCTGGCGTTTGTATTTCATCTTCCATCATCGTTATTTCTTCGTCCACGTTATCTACCCAAATATGGTTCTTCAACCTTGTTTGTTCGGATATCACACCTTTTTGTTCTGCGTTGGATTTGAGTAACTCGGCTTCGTTCATCATCATTGATCTGTTATAGGTAATAGCATCAATAATCAACAGTGGTTTACTATGTAATTGTAAAAATGTATTTATAAAATAAAGAAACTTGCCAACAAAAATATCAACCTGTTCTTCGAAGGCGTCGGCTTTCAAGTCTAATTGTGTGTATCTACTTTGTATAACTATGTTGGTAATATTTCCATCACCTATTTGATTAGGATTGAATCCCATTCCAAATGCATAAATATCTTTTTCTAAACTTTCCTTCGCTTCTTTTCGTGCCTCATACGGTACATCTAATTTCTCGGCTCGTGCATCTCCTGATTCTGAGACTTTTAATGTTTTATATCTTTTTACTTGAGTCAAAAATTCTAAAAGATTTTCCCCATCATATCCTTTTAGAATCCAATAAATATCTTGGAAATCGACAAGGTTATTAATGAAATCGGAATTGACGATATCATAAGCATCAACATACGTTTTTACTGACTGTAAATCATAATCACTTTCATCGTTGTTATAAAGAGGAATAAACGGTACTTTACCCCACGGCACACCCTCGCTACTGGCTACACTATCACCATAAATAAACGCACGTTGAAAATGATATTTAGGATTAGGTTGACACTCCCCAAAAGTATCGAACATTTGCTCGTCTGTTAGCAAATAATAGAATCCACTCTCATCACTACGTTCGTAATAAGTTGCTTGTTGAGAGTCCCAAACTTCCACACGTGTCACAATCTCATAAGTACCCTTTTGTGTAATCTTACTAAAATTGTAATAACGTATTATCAAATCTAATTCCTTGCTGTCGTACGTTTTGTAAATAGGTATTATTTGTTCACTTGGTACAATTGTTAATCCTAAAGTACCATCTGTTTTCATGTATACGTGCAACCAACCAATACCCTTAATGCTTGCCTCTTTTCCTAATCGTTTCAAATAAACCTGAAAATCTTTACCCACTGTTTCATAAAATAATTTTTCATTATCAACATCTAATGTTATTTTTTTACCCAATGAATAGTTTATTTTTTGATCTATTAATGTTCGCATAAATCCGCTTGCTAACTGATTGTTCGCCTTATAAGGATCTTCCATTTCAACTGGATTTCCGTTTTCGTCTTGTACATAAACAAGCATTTGACGGTCGTTTATAGCTGTATTTTCACTACGATAATAGTTATAACCGTCAACCATCTTTTTTCTTAATTCACTGTTCTCAAATTGATAAATTAGATTGTTAATTGCTTCGGTTGCATTCTTCGTATCTGTAATACTGTTTATTAAATTCATTCCTCTACCATCCCCATTTATCTTTACTAATCATTTCATCTTCTAGTCCATACCGTAAAGCATCTAATAAGTGATTATTTCGATCTACTGGATTAGCAATAACATTGCCGTCTTTGTCTTCTCGCCATTTGTAACTTGTCAACTCCTTTATGGTGTTTATGCACACATTGTCAACTACAATTTTTAAACCTTGCAAGTACTTGATTCCGTGTTCTATGCTTCCCTTTCCCTTTTTCGCACCTTTAGCTTTTATTCCGTGTCGCTTTAAGTCTGCTATACTTCTAGGTTCGGATGAATCGCAAGTAATGTATTCATTACCAATTTTGTCTTTCAAAATGTTGGCGATTTGGTCGGTATGTAATTCCCGCTGATAAATTTCGTCCACAACGTATAAAGTCTTATGCTTACTATCCAAATGTACACGTATTATTGCGGTAGGATCATCGGAGAATCCCCAATCTAGACCGTTGAAATGATTGTCAAAAGTATCTTTTATCTTAGATAAATCCTGCTTTTCCCAATTGTTATAAATTAAATTTCCTAAACTACCCCACTCCCCTAAACAATAAATTTTGTAATATTGGTAGTCTATTTCCTTCAGTTCGGTTAAGGTTTTTATGTATCTCTCATCTAGAAATGAGTTGTCTTTGTATGTTGTTTTGAGTATGAAACAGTCTTGCATTCCAACGTCAAAAAACTTTTTCTTCAACCAATGTAATTCTGAAATAGGATTAAATGTAACGGTCATTTGGTAATTAAGATTGTTTTTACCTCGCATACGTAAGTCAAGTTGAGTGAAATCGTTCTCTGAAATCTCTGATGCTTCCTCTACCCAAATCCTATTGACTCCCTGAATAGACTTAAGTTTTTCAACATTATCTAATCCGCTGGTTATTAGTTTCGAACCATTAATGCACTCGAACGACATTTCTGTTTTGTTGATTCTGAAATATTTGTGGAGATTATATGAGTTAATAAGACTCTCAAGTTCGGCATAGACTGATTCACGGATACTTCTGCTTGTTTTACGTACCACAAGATATTTAAAGTTGCTGTCTATTAGCATATTTATAATAGTTTCTTGTCCGACAAACCGTGATTTGCCTGATCCAGCACCACCATAAATCACTCGATATCTTGCTTTCGTTTCTCTTGCTGGCTTATAGGCACTATTTAGTTGTATTTCCATCACTTACCCACTTGATATGTAAATCTACCCCACCAGTGACGTCAACATTCTGCTGGTCTGTGTATCCATAGTTCTTGAGTAAAAAGACTATTCCACCATTTCCCTTTTCTATTGCTGATTCTTCAAGTGTCATCATGATCCAATCCCTAAAGTTTTTTATAGTGTGAAAAAATTCATCCTTTTCTGCATAGTTGTAAAGCGTACGTCTGTCTATTCCTAAATAATAGGCTAATCCCGCCATTGTCGGTGGCTTACCCGTCTTAGTTAGGTACTCCTTGTAGTTTTCTAGTTTTGAATTCAATTCTTCAACTGATTTGAATGCTAGTCCTCTCCCTACTTTTTTCTTCATATTTACCACTCTATAAATTATTTATTATCTCCATTACCCCTGCGATTGCTTGGTCTGTGTAATCTTTCGCTGCCGTTAGTGTTGCTGTGTCTTGAGTATTCACATACGCTTTTGTGACTGTTCCATCTACCGTGGTATTGGTTTCCTCATCCACTAGAATGTTGTACTTTTGCCACTTAACTACTAACGTCTCATTCTGATCATCTGTGGTAGTTGCTATTAATTGCATTTCTAAAGTTCCAGTACTACTTAGTTCGTCGTCCACACTGAACTCATATTCTGTCAAACCTCTCACTAACGCTATTTGTTTGGTTACTGTGTCGTTGGTACATTCCATAACAAAAGTATAGGTTTCGTAACCTTCGGGTACGGTTATATTGACTGTAAGGCCGTAATTCTCACCATCAAAAGCAAATGCATTACCGTCGTTATGCACTTTGCCGTTCTCTAGATAAACTAAAGTTAATGTTTTCATTGTTCACCTCTCTCATTTATACAATACACAAAAAGAGGTTAGCTAGACTACAAAAAAATAATCGTGTAGACGATTATATTTCAACATTTTGGAGCTGACAAAAGATATTGTAAACCATATGCACCCCTCCTATTTCACAAATCCAATGTACAATAATTCTTTAATATATGAATCTAATTCTTGATTCAAAAATCCTCCTAAATCTTTGTGGATGAAATGGCACTTATCTTTTATGTTGGTAAAACTAGTCAATTCTTTTCTAATTGTTGATTCGTGTTTCTTGCTGTAAAGTTTTGAAAAGTTTGCTTGAATGTATTCTATAATCCTTTTTAATGAATAATTGTTATACTCTTTTTGTTTTAAGTATTTCGAATCACATTTGAAATCAAAAAAACATACGATTAAATTGTCTGAACTGGCAATGCTATCCAGAATTGCAAATCGCCTACCTATCTGATTGTTATTAATTTGTCTCTCACAGTCTGCAAATCGGAAATCTATTACAAAATTCTTATTAAGAACAAAATACCTATTTTTGAGCTCTTTGTCGGTCTTTACATAATATTCATTACTATGATCCCAATCAAAATAAACATCATTTCTCTTCTTCGTATTCACTTCGAAATTACCTTCATGTGTTTTTATTTTAAAATATAATTTATACCGCTATTAGGGTAAAAGACTGTTCATGTTGCAATAATTGGATTTCTAAAAACTACGGATGATATTGCTATTTTTTGCTATTACTACGGATTAGAAATCCCTCTATAATGCGGGTTTGAGGGTTGTTTTTTTACAAACTACGGATCTTGCGTTTTTTCAACCTTGGCATTATATACCTTAGAAGTTACTCATACACTTTCCAAACAACATAATAATATATAATATATAATATATAAAAAAAATACTGTAGTATCTGTAGTCTATAACCTTCAACCTTGCATTATTACTGGATTAGATGCGGTTACGGATGTATTAAAACATCCGTAGTCATCCGTAGTATCCGTAGTCAATATTTTTATCTTTTGAATATTTTCCTCTTGCTTTGACCGTTCTCTTTTCTCGATTCTGTATAATATCCAATGTTTCTTAGTCTTCTACCAAACTCAATTTTAGATAATTGTTTTACACCTGATACTTGTGACCACAAGGTGAACATTTCATAAACTTCTTGTAAATTTTGGTCGTTGATATCTTCACCTGTTTCATCTAACCAGTAAAGCATAGGATCACTTTCTGTCATGTATTGATGCTTCGCCTCTTCAGCTCTTTTGCAATAAGAAACTTTCATGTTGTTCTTGAAAAATCTATCTACACCCTCAAGTGCTAACCGTAATATGTATTGTTTGGCATTATTTGTAGTTAGTTTCTCAAGAAAATCAATCTCTGTTTCTTGGATTATATTGTCTAGATGAATAATATTGAATCGTCTATAAATTCCGTGTGTCTTATCTTTCCATACTGGTGCACGGTTAGCTGTGAAAATTAATGATGATCTTAGTGTGATTGAAAAAGTGTCTTTGAATAGCACTTTTACTTCCATTTCTCCACCACTCGAAATAACTTTCAGCGGTTTAGAATCTTCGAAAAAGTCTGGATCAACATCGTCGGCTACGTTGACCAATTTGTTGTACATCCTCACTAGTGCGTTAGGGTTACTAAAGTTCTTAATATCTACTGTTGAGTGTAGTCCTTTAGTGAATGCTTTTATCATATTGAGGAATGTGCTTTTACCATTCTCGCCATTACCAGTGATCAAGAAAAAGGCGTGTGGTGCGTCTTCGGTTAGTATTATGTGGCCGAACATTTCTTCTATCACGTTTCTCATATCTCGGTCGTTAGCGGATAAGAAATTGAGGAATCCATCTACATGTTCGTCGTATGCATTGGGATTGTAGGCAATGGGCAAATAGAACGCTGTGAAATCATCGGAGGGTAGTATATCCATGAATTTACCATCGTATATAACACCGTTGTCGACCCTAATATGAGACTTGTGTTCATCTGGTATTCTTATTTTTTTACAATGGTGTAACTGAAATAATATTTCACTCCACTTATTTGCGGTTATTGGCTTAATATTATTGAGTTCAGATGCTAGCAAACTCTCGTCGGCCACGTAACCAATACCGTTTTTGTGCCATAACTGACCTTTGTACTTTCTAACTGAAAAAGTATCTATGAGCCACTTTGCCAACTCAAATGTACTACTTCCACCATTATTGCCACCACGTGTAGTTGAATTACCCTCTAGGTTAGCCTCCATAGCACTGTGATATGTAGTTTTGAGTTCTTTCTCTGGTAATGGTTTGCGGAACATAACATTATTAATAATTTGTGCAATTTCTGAAAAGTCCTCGCTTCCATATTTCCGTCTAATATGTAGCAAGTGATAATACAAATTATTGTTTCTTTCACCCTCGTCTGTACCCGCTAAAGAAACTTGGTCTCTTATATTACCTAATGGATAAAGACATTTAGGTAATGTAGGTAACTTAGAAAACTCAAAATCCCCCGTTCTTTTGCGTTCAATACCACCACGTTTTATTGTGACAAACTTTCCGCAAACGAAATCAACTATTAGGCCACAAGCACACAATCTATTAGAAACGTGGGTGAATCGTACGCCTGGTGCCTTCTTATAATAAATATGATAACCTCGATCTGTTGTAACACATAGTGTTGGATAATTTTCAAGTAACCAATCAACATAGTGTTTTTCATTTGTATTGTGACCATCGAAATCAATAACCACAATATCCTTCGGTAATAATATTCCTGCGTTTTCTAGTTTGTCCAAATCTGCTACACAATTCTGTGGAATTACTTGCGGAATTATCGGTTCTTTGTTATAATTAAGTGGAATATATAGCACGGTTTTATCCTCCTTGTAATGGGTTTATTGAAAACTTTTGAGCTCTTGCGAAATTAGATTGTGATAAAAGTTGTAGTCAATAGTTACATTGTTGTCATAATCTGACCCATTCCATGGGGTACTTTTATCACTGGTGTTCGGTATCTTGTTGTAGGTTAATTGGTCGGCTTTAATCTTACATTTGTAGATTGGTGACCCATTGGGGGTTGCGAAAATCCTGTTACATTTTTGCAACTTCATTCCGTTTTGGCTGATATGGTCGTATTTGCTACCAGCTTTAGCGACAATTTGATAATCCAAAATATTGGAATTCCTAATAGTATCTAACAAATCACCTCCCTCAAAATACAATTTTTTGAGTGCCTTTGGAATGATGTTGAGGCTGTTATTCTTCCAGCTTTTCTCTGAAAAAACGCCCTTAGTTTTAATTTTGCCGTCTATTGTTTGTGCTGCATAATTGTTCACGTCCCGCTGAACTATCTTTTTGAGATGAGTAACTGAAAAGTCTAGGTTGAAACGACAACTGAATGAATTGAGTACTAACTTAATCCCCTCAGCATCTAAAACTTCAACGATTAGACCGTCTGTATTTGACTGAATTAATCGTATAAAAGGTTTTAATTCCCTGATTAATTGAATCAAAATAAGCTGACCATTGACACAAATATTGTTCGCTTGTTTTGGATCAAATAATTTATTGTACTTGGACTTCATCGCTCCAAAAGTGGAATTCAGAATAATTTTGTAGACATATTCTCGTGTATCACCTTGTGCTTTCAATTTGAATCTAGTGTCTCTAATTTCTTTGTATTTCTCTGGTTTGAGAGATGCACGTGACATCCAATTATTATTGATAATCAAGCTAGGGTAATAAGAACTAACGTCTATGTGCCAAAATACACCTTCCCCTATGTAATTGATTAGTCCCCCGTGTAGACCACCAAATCCCACGCAATGAGGAACGGAATTCAGAATTATAGACATTTCGCGTTTTTCTAACTTTTCAAAACTTTCATTACGTGCATATCTTTTTGTTGTATCTTCGAAAAATTTTCGGACGTTGTAGGGTATTAATTCCCAATCGATATTAGGATCGTAATCAATTTTTAGACGATCGTGTGGTGGTGTAACGGGTATGCAATTCAAAACTTCTGCTGCTAAAGATGCTTGCGTCTTTTTGAGAGCGGTATAAGGCAAGTTGAATTCCCTAACTAGATTTGCTTTTGCTGAAAAATAATCCTGTCTTAATTTCCAAATTTTAAGGGTAGCGTCCACGTCGTGAATGCAATATTTTGTAACCTCTGCGATTTCTTCCTGTGTCAACGGTCTGTCTATATTCCACGGTACTGAGCACTCAACAATATCTAAACCTAAATGCGCTTCTATTGATTTTAGTGACAAATCTAACGCTAATTCTTGTTTGACATCTAAAGTTAATATTTTCAAATTGGCAAATAAATTATCCTTGCTTTTTACTATTTTTTGAGATAAGTTATAAATCTCTGATTTTGTCACATCGGGTGACAATAGTTTGGTTAGTATTAGATCGTCGTAATGATAATTATTAAAGCCGACCAACGTCGGAATTTTCATTCCGACGATCACTTGTTTTAGTTTATTCACATCATTATGTACGACAATGGTTTCTTCGTAATTTTTGAAAACTACTAACCAATCGTGTGGGAAAACTTCGAAATCGTAAGCATACATATCATTTACACCTGCCTATAACGTAATTTGTGTATTCTCCGTTTACCGCAATATTTAGTGCGATTGTTAGACCTAAAATTGGTGCGAAAAGGTTTGCTAAATAATTTAAAGATTTGAATTCTTGTACATTGAGTTTTAATTCAAAGTCACGTGCCAATCTTTTTATCTCGTGAAACGATCGTCCCGCTGTTTTTTCAGTGAAATAATAACGTACGTCGATTGTACGACCATCCTCCAATTCGCAGATAAAAGACAACCAATGCGTACCTTTGTCGTTTTTGCGTGCTTCTATTTTGCAAACTGTAGCATCATAAGTACCTTGTTCTACTGCTGGTTTAGGGGTATTTTCTACAACGATTCGTTCTATAATTGCTTGTAATTCCATATTTATCAATTTCCTTTTTCAATTAAATTTTTTACATTGTTAAGTATTTCGGTAACTCGTTTATCTTGGATATCTTCGGGTTTATAATGGTGTCTTTTTCGATCGCATTGTCTAATATAGTTTTCGCCTATCTTTTTGCAACGTATGGATAAGTCACAACGTCCCATGCACACATTGAGTTCTCGTTGTGGTAAAGATGGTTTGTCTACGTCTTTTGCCTCAAATCCGTTTGCTTCGATAATATGAGAGACAAAAATAACGTTGTAAGGTAATTGTGATAACCTTGTCATTAATTTGATCCATAAATCTTTAAATTCACCTGATGCTTTGCCGTATTTCAAGTCACTGAGTGTCTCTATCTTGTATTTTGCACAAACGTGGTTGTTGACCATTGTGCGGACGTCATCGATAAGATCAATAATTATGGACTCATAGGTGTGTCCCCCTTTTTCTAATTCTTCAATGGTTTGTAAAAACTCGCTATAATCACGTATATCAAGCGACGGTGTTTTGACTTTAATTGCATTACCGTCCGTGTTGAGCAATAAAGCATTTGGAAACTCTGTTGCAAGATACGTCTTTCCAGACATACTTTCACCCCAAATAAAAAAGTTCTTTGGTGTGACATTGGCAATTTTGGGAATATTAATCGGCAATAACATACTTGTTTCTCCTGATCGCAAATTTCTTTGAATTCTTGATATTCTTATATTTCTCAAAAACTTCGGGCATTTCTTCGGCTAACCGACCGACATCGATCACTAATTCAGATATATCTGTTCGGGCAATATGCACACCTCCAATTTGTGCTTTGTAAATATCCTCACGGACACACAAGTCTTGTAGTTCTTTAGAATCTCGCCATGCTTCTGTCAATTCAACAAACCTCTTGCCGTAAACTTGAATGTTGAAATCCCGTTCTTTCGATGCTGGATTTGTCCGTAATGCATTAAGTCCTCGCATAAAATTAGACGCTCGACGGTCGATTTTACGCCATGTTGCCTTGTTCCTTTGTACCAGATACATTTCGATTCTGTCGGTATTGAATTCAAGGTTATAACTCTGCGGACTAGTAATATCCCCCCAATGGAAAAAATTATCTGGTCGTTGATATGCTGCAACAATACAATTTTTCAAATCAAACAATTCTAAATAGCATTGAATTTGCGGTAAATAATAATTTAAGTCTAAATCTGCACCATACGTCTTAATCTCTAATAATTTTCCAAATCGGTCGTCTATACCGTCACAATTACCACGATACTCGCCTCGTATTATTGTTGCTGGGGCAAACTCATAACCTTGACTATAATTGATATATTGACGTATTTTTGGCTCGATAAATTGCCCATAAAAGGTGTACTCATTGCCGTGAAATTTAGGGTTAAGTTTTTCGTGAGCAAGTCGGTATAAATTGCTAGTCGTCATAACCTTGGGCAAATCTGATCCACCCAAATAACGATCCCTTTTCTCGGTTATATTTTTATCCTGCAATTTTTGCCTCCCACAGATCGAACACAAAATCTTGTTTATTTTGTAATGCATCATAAATAGCCTCCTCAATGCTGTTGAGTGTTTTAAATTGATAAACCGTAACCTTACTGTCTTGATTAAGTCTGTGACAACGACCATAGGATTGGTAAAATTCCGTATAACTTTCTGTTGGACTGAAATAGATGATTATATTTGCATAGGTAAATTCGACCCCCTCGCTACCGCTTTTGTAGTTTGCTAAAGTGACACTATTTTTAATTTTTGTGCCATATGGTGGTAGATTTTTGGTTTGTCCATTGCACTCGTAAATGGTCTTATCTTTTATAGACTGTTTGAGTAATTCCAGTTCGTATTTGTAGTTGTAAAATATCACTACATTTTGATTAGTAGATTCCAAAAAGTCTTTCAGATAATCCATTTTCTCGTGTGGTGATGTAAATTTACGCAATGCGTGTCTCCACGACATTGAACAATCATAAGGTACCCCGTCTAATACTCTTGTTTTTAATATTTTTTTGTATTCTCTGGATTGCTCGAAAAAAACATCTTTAAAAACGATTGGTGGTAAATCAATACAATCTTCTTTATTTAGTCGTTTTGAGATGGATTGCCACATTGCCTTAATTTTATGTTCGTTTCTCCAACCTATCACTTCGAAATAACCATATCGTCGGGTGTACAATGCAAAACGATTAATAAATGTTGTCTTATTTTTAATGAGTCCAAAAATTTTAAAGTAATTTATCGCATCCTCCCAAGTGTTGGGAATTGGGGTTGCTGATAACATAATAAATCCTTTTGCTTTTGTGCATATTTTGTAAGCAGCTTTGCCCCAGACACCGCATGAGTCTTTTAGCCTATGGCACTCATCGAAAATAATAAAGTGACCAAATAAGGATTCCAAACTGTTTTTTAATTTATTGTAAGAACAAATTCTATACGGTTTATTTGGACACATTTGTTTTAATGTTCTTTGCCAGCCACCCTCTTTGATTTTGCTTGCTGGTGCTACTATAGCAAGTGGTACATCACTAAAATGAGCCCTATAATGAGCAAGTCCCATCACGGTTTTACCTATCCCTGTGTCACAATCATATAGCCAATTTGGACGTGCTTTGCGTATGTAATTCAATTGATAATCAAATAGTTCAAGCAATGTTCTACCTCCTCGACGGACTGAGCTACAATTGCAATCCCTCCAGCTTCTATAATCCGCTGAATATGTATCTTCTGAATTGCACTAAGACGTCCGTTTGGCGCTTTTACTTCAATTGCAATAAAACGACCATTTACACAACAAATTAAATCGGGTACACCCGCTGTTGAAAAGTTGCATCCGAAATGCTTGAAAAAATATGCACCTCGGCTTGCTAATAACCGCTTGATCTTGTTTTCAATTGACTTTTCTGTTAACATACAAATAACCTTTTTTATATTAGTCGATTAGATAAATTCCTTGAAACTGTGATTCATCTATTTCGGCTTTTAATATTTTTTCAATACCTTTCTGCCAATCTTCAAAAGTCAATGTATTATTAAATTGTTCTTCTAAATCTTCTTCTTCGTCGTCGTCGTAATAAGGATCAAAATCATCCACTCATTTTTCCACCTCCTTGCGGTTATTTATCACTATACCACAATTAAATAAATAGTGTCAAACCTAAAATTTCAGATAATATGGCAAAAAATTCAATCTCCCAATTTCTCACGGTGTTGTAGTGTACGTGGTGTCGCATTGCTATACCCATATAGTTTACGTGTCTGGAATACCAATACATATCTTGCAATAATTTCACTTTCAAGTCACCGTTTGACGTTTTAGATAATTGTGCCAACGCGTCCTCTATCGCTTTCACAATTTTACCCATATAGGCATTTTGCTTGCGTGTTAACTTCTTGCTAGCAATTGCACGTTTCGTGTCAGGATAACAATATAATTCGACACGTAAATAGTGTAATTTATCTCTAGATATCTTTCGTTTGTTTAATCTACTTCTATCCATATTATATATGTACTCCTAATTTAATTGTGATATAATAAATCTAAGAGGTGATAATAATAATGGTTTATGGTTACGCTGACAACGACAACGACAAACAATTAAAAAATGTAGATCAAATGTATTATGATTGTGTGAGTTTTAGCGAACGCAAGCGACCACAATTAGACGTTTTAAAAAACGTCTTGCAATCTGGTGATACTTTAGTTGTACGGAAATTGTGTCAACTCGGTTGTAGTACAAGAATAGTCCTACAAATGCTTATAAAAATGTTGAAAAGAGAAATAAACATAATTGCTATCGATGATGAATTTGATACTAGTAATCCAATCACACGTGCAACTTTATATGTACTTCGCGATGTAGAATTGCACCGTTTCCAGCAAGTGCGTGCCAGTACTTGGAAAAATGCTGGTGCTAAACCTAAAGAAATTGATATGCAACTCTGGAATGCATATTACACCTTATGGAAAAATAAGTCAATAACACAAAAACAATGGATGGTAGCAATGGATATTCCTTATTCAACATTTTATAGGAGGTTGAAAAAATGCAAATAGTGGTGGAAGGGCTGGATGCAAGCGGTAAAGAATCGATTTGTAGTTCACATGGTGAATTTGGTAACGATCCTAAGCAATTGACTTCTCCCCCACCTAAAGGAAGGGGGATTCACAGTTCTACGACACGTGTCTAGCTAATACCGTTTTACCAATAGTAGCCCCGATAGAGGTATCTCCCTGTGCGTGAATTTCCGCTAGTCCAGCGGTATGTATATTTATGGATGCATTTATATCTCGGTCGTGTGTAACACCACATTTCTGGCATGTCCATTCTCTAATATTTAGAGGTTTCTTGCCACTTAGAGTTCCACAACTCGAACATATTTGACTGCTTGGATACCATGGCGATATCTTAACGACTGTTCTGCCATACCATTCAGCTTTATATTCAAGCATGTTCACAAACTTTGACCAACTTGCATCAGCTATTGCTTTTGCTAATTTTCTATTCTTAATCATTCCTGCAACGTTTAAGTCTTCCATGCAAATTACTTGGTTTTCGTTAATCAGCTTAGTACTTAATTTGTGCAGGAAATTGTTCCTTGAATCACTTATTTTGGCATGAATCTTAGCTACTTTTATTCTTGCTTTGTTTCTGCGATTTGAACCTTTTGTTTTTCTACTTAATCTTTTTTGATACTTCTTTAGTTTAGCTTGATTCTTTACCAAACATTTCAAAGGCTTTATCTTTTCGCCGTCGCTTGTTATTGCAAAATCTGTTAATCCTAAATCTATACCAACGCTTTTCGAAACTTGACACAATTGCTCTATTTCTACTTCACTGCAAAACGAAACATGAAATCTTCCCGAACTATCTTTACTTATTGTTATTGATTTTGTTTCGCCTTTAAGTTGTCTACTCCATCTCACCGCTAATGGTTCTCTGCATTTGGCTATGTATAGTTTTCCATCTTTCAAAGTGAATCCACCATTTGTTAACCTAAACGATTGATTACTTATCTTCTTCTTGAATGTTGGATATTTTGCTCTCTTCTTGAAAAAGTTTGAGAATGCACTATCTTGATTCCTTAATCCCTGTTGTAGTGCTATTGAACTTACTAATTTTAACCATTCTTTTTCTTTCTTTAACTCGGTTAATCTTTTGCTGGTAGCACAATAGTTTATCTTGTTTCCACGAAGTGAATACTCCCTACTTCTCCAATCTAATATCTGATTCCATACATACCTCACACACCCAAATGTCTGATTCAACATTTCAGTTTGTTCTTTGTTTGGATAGAATCGATATTTGAATGACTTATTCTTCTTCATAGTACATTTATTATACCATATTTTTAAGATTCTTTCGAATCTTCGCCTTATATCCCCCTCCTGAAGTTAGGGGGTCTTACGGCGTTGAGGATAAATTTTTCGCCTTTTCGCCAAATTCTGCATTCGGTTACATTTTCTTTTTTCAGTTTTCAGATTTCCAAAATGCACGAGTCAAATATCTTATTTTTTCGTATCGATTAATATCACTAGATAAAGTATCATTGATAAGTGTCAATGATTCAATTTTTTGTATTTCCTCTTGAGTTAGTTTTTTGTTTTCTTGTTCGAAATAATCGATAGGGTAACCAGTCACAATTTGAAATACTATTTCGTTCATGCTAAAAACCTCCTGATGTCTTTTGAAAAATTATACCATAAGGGATTACCATAGTTGTACTAAATTTTTGCTCTTATTTTTGTACCAATAAAGTTTGATTTTAATTGTTGTATGTACTATAATTATATAAGGATTCAAACGGTACAAAAAAAAGAGGTAAGTATGAAAATAGGATATGTCAGAGTAAGCACAGAAGAACAAAACATAGAAAGACAAGAAATAATTTTAAGAAAATTAGGTGCACAAAAAATTTACATTGATAAACTTAGTGGAAAGAATCGAGATCGACCAATGTTACAGACAATGTTGGAATTTGTCCGTGAAGGTGATTGTGTAGTAGTTGAAAGTATTTCGAGATTAGCACGTAATACTAAAGATTTATTAGATATCGTTGACTTTTTAAAGAAGAAAGAAGTTGGATTGATTATTCAGAAAGAGGCGGTTGATACTAGCACAGCTGTAGGAATGTGCGTATTGACTATATTTGGAGCTATTGCTCAACTGGAAAGAGATTGCTTGTTACAACGTCAGCGGGAAGGTATAGACCTAGCAAAAAATAAAGGTAAATATAAAGGACGTAAACCTAACCAGTTAGACGAAGAAAAGTGGAACAAATATTATGTGAAATGGAAAAACAAGGAGATTAAAGCGGTAGAGTTTAGGGAGTATATGAATATGCCACACAACAGTTTTTACAGAAAAGTGAGACAATTAGAAGAAAAAACTATATAATAAGTCTTCTTGGTTTGAAAAGTCTCCATCTGAATTAAAGTTTTGAAATTATTTTTTTGAAAAAAATCTAATGGTGCATCTTCTATATCTGTTTTATTAATCTTTATTCTTTCTCTTGCCTTTTTCAAATCCAATTCACCTACGATTTTGTATTGCATTAGTTTGTCCTCCTGCACTGTTGACATATTACCCGACCATATTTGACTTCTAATTGTTTGTATTGCGTTTCAGCGCTAAGTACTGTACCATCTTCGTTTACTAGGTGTTCGAACTTCTTTTTACAAGTCTCACAACGATATTCCTTATCTGTGAAATTTTGAGCATCGAAAAGATCGCTTTCGACAATATCAAAAGCGTTAAGGTACAAATAACGTTTTAAATAAGTTACTGTTCCACCCAACAACTGTACTTCGTTACATCCTTTTATTTCGGCACGTGCCATTGGCATGGCACACTCGACGATTTCTTCGGGTTTATCAATGTTTATTATTTTCAAGATCCCTTCAGCGGGATTGAATGTAAAAGTTGTGTATAAACCAATATCATCACAATATTGAACAATGTATGGTACAAAATCGGTCAATTCATAATAATTGAATTTAGCGTACGGATTATAACCGCTTTTTTTTATGTTTGCTGTTAGCAATTTTCTTTTTACTTGCTGAATTTTTTTGTAAATATTCATCGCACTCTCCGAAAACATGTTGTTCTACTTTTTGAATACGTCGCAAGGTTGAGTATCTGTGATTAATCTGTAAAATTAATCCTATACTTAATAGTACTAAAATCGCTACATTTAATAGCGTATCCATGCATTCACCTCCTCATTAATAGTATAACAACAATTGTTGTTATTGTCAAATGTTTCTTTTTCTTTTTTTAGACGTTTTAAAGTACCATAGCAAGCATTTACTATTAAAACAAGAAAACATACGACTAACATAGAAACCTACCCGTATACCTCACGTATGGCTCGAATTTGTGCATTATTCATCGTCAACACAAACGATTGACCAGTGAGACAGAATTTGATGCAATAGACGCTGCAACAAATCCATTTATGAGAGATAAAGGTATCCCGCTGAAATTCTTGTTTTTAATATCACAACCAATCAATACCAGCGTGGCCACAATATAAGCAAGTATTTGTGTCGGAATCGGCACAATATTTTTAAGCAATTGAGTTATTAATCCTGTTACCATTGTTACACCTGTGACATGAGAAATGCTTTCCCACGTGATAAAGTCCTTCATACAACACAAGCCTCCAAAAATCCTTTACTTTTAGCCTCGTCCATTTTTTGAGTCGCCTGCACTTTATCGGTAAAAACTCCTATTTGTACGGCGTACATTCTCTTTAAAAACGGAACATTTAAAATTTCGCAAATACCTTTAGCAATTGCTTCGGCATAATCAAAAATATATTTGTCAAATAATTTGTTATCGTTCGTATTGGTAACAAATCCCATTTCCAATAACATTGCGGGCGCTTTTGTGTTGACTAAGACGTAAAAGTTGGATTCTTTTATTCCACGTGCTTTCATCTCTGGCGTTACACTACACATTTTGTCGTAAACGATTTGAGCATTTTTACGTGTCACTGTTCTTGCATTTTTGCATACCCAAACTTCTAAACCGTTTGCGGTAGTGTCGTCAAAAGCATTTCTATGTATACTTACGAACAAATCCACGTTTACCTCGTTGGATTGTTTCGTAACTGTTTGTAAACTATCATTTGGTGTTAAGTTTTTAAAGACTGTTATTCCTGACGACTCTAATATATCTCCAACTAGATTTGTTAAAGTTCCGTTGTCGTCTTTTTCGTTTCGGTCACTACCTACGGCGCCCGAATCCAAACCTCCGTGTCCTGCATCAAGATATACTTTCACTTTATCCTCCTTCGATCTTGTTCCGCTCTCCGCGGACTCCCACCCTCTACACCGTTGTTACTTACAACATCCCACAAAATCGTTTACCTCCATTTTAGCTTGGATGATGTTAGCTAGTTCACAACAATTTTTATAGTTTGACTTCTCCCCCCTCTGTGACACTTCAGTGATCGCAATAAAGAACTCTAAAACGATCGTCCTGTGATGAAATGTTTCCGACATAATGAGACATATTTATCATTACCGCCTATTTGTAATTGATCACCTATTTTGATAACTTTTCCTGTCTCGTCTAATCGTGCATTGTGTGTAGCCTTTCGGCCACACCAACAACTGCTCTTTAATTCTTCGATCTTATCGGCGTGACTTAAAAGATGTAGACTTCCCTCAAATAAATTGCCTTGGAAATCTGTTCGTAAACCATAACAAACGACGTTAACACCTATTTTGTCTGTAATATGAATCAATACGTCTATATCTTTTTTGCTTACAAATTGTACTTCGTCAACAATAATTAAATCGTAATTTAATAAATCGTAATTTAATAATTCTTCAAAAGTGATACATTCTGCACTTAATCCTGTACGACTGCTAATTTGATTCAAACCATCTCGTGTATCTACTGACGACTTGACTAATAATACTTGTTGTCCTCTTTCCTCAAAATTATATTTGAGCATTAGTGCTGACGCTGTTTTACTAGATCCCATCACGCCATAACGAAAAAATAACTTTCCCATTTCTTTATCCTCACGACAACGCTATATACGGAACAACATTAATATTATCGGATCTACCTG